ATTGACCTAGTTAAATCTGGATCAGATGCTAACCTAGTGATGTACTTTTCTTTTGGACCGTATGAAAGAGGCACTTTTATTCTTTCATATTCTTTTGTCATGTCTTTATCATAACGGATCATCGTTATGTTATTAAAAACTGTACCGAAAGCGACAACAATTTTTCTTAATGTTCTATTGTAAAAGTGTCCTTTACTGAGCATTATGGTTCTCCAAATGGATTAGTTTCAGTAAAGTCTAAGATGTCATCAGATTCTTGTTCGATCCTCTTATTATCTGTAATATCTTCGAATACATTATTTCCGACGGAATCAAGTTCATCAACTGTGACTGGTGTTCTTAATGCACCACTTGTATTTCCTATTGCATTTGCGCTACTTGTGAATTGACCAATTACACGGATTACAGTCAATTCACTATGAGGAGTGTATGAATAAACAATGGCTTGAGCAGTGGAATTGGCTAAAGAAGTGCCTTGATATACAATTTCACCTGGAACATAACTTCCTGTACCAGTATTTGCTAAAGGTAGACGAATTCTCTTATAAGAAGATTCTGCTTCTTTATCGATTTCTTGAACACCAGTTGAAATAATTTCTTCCGAGAAGACAAATTGTTTTAATTTAAGAGCATAGACATATACATTACCGCCTCGTCCTCTACCTAATGTATAAAACATCGCTTGATCATTTTCATGTTCGACGAAAGTGACCTCAAAGAAATTTCTTATAAGAGGAATGTAAATCAAATCGCCTTCATTAGGTCTCTTTTGTGGAACAGTGTATCCAAATCTTCTTCTCGATACAAGTAAAGTTATTTCATCTCTGACTTCTAAGCCAAATTTTGAAATGAAATCACCTTCACCATCCATTCCTGTAACATTTTCAAGATACATTTCTATACTATATGCATTTCGATACTCTTTGAGTGTGTCTTCACCGTATAGATAATCGACTTCATCTCTTGTTGAACGTGGTAAATAAAAAACGTCCATGCCATGGATCTGCATTGCTTCAATCACCAAATCTTCAACAAGTAACTGCTCACTTGTTATTTGGTGTTGGGGAAAATTATTGAAATAGAAATTTGTGGACATAATTAACCAATAAACATTTCGCTTGGTAATACATTAGTGTTTATCAATTCTTCTTCAACCTTATTGATTTCTTCAACGGCTTCATCCCAAATTTCTTTACCATTTAATGTTACACCACCTGGCATTTGAATGCCTGCGAACTTTTTAAGATTTTCGCCCCACTGTTTTTTGATAAGTGCTGTTGCATAACGTTTTAAAAATCTATCATTCCAAACGTCTGATACGCCAGATTTAGTCATACTGACTGATGCATTAGAACCAAACACGGTATCAACTGTTAATTCTGTTGGAGAAATAATAGCCTTGACTCTCTTTAATTCATTACCAAAACTAATGAAATCGCCGGGAACAATATCTTGATCAAACTTAGTTCCTGTTCCTGTGACAGTAGTGGAAGATGTGCTTATTGCTGCTGTTCCAGATAAAGAAATTGTATCTGGATCCAATTTTCTATAACACTCCACAACAACATATTCACCTACATTTAGATCACCACTCCAATCTATGTCCAAAAACAATTTATCTTGATGGCGATTAAATCTAAACTGTGGTGTTCCTGAGAATAAAAGGTTCAAAGTCCTAATATGCTGCATGGTTATTTCATAAGAGACATATGAAACTGAGGTGAAATCATATAAATCATGCAATCTGAGTTGATATCTCAAATCAAACATATTTACAGAAGAATTTGATTGATCGAAAGGCATTACACCAGTGACAAATATGACAGCCTCAGGAACATAAATCCATCCTCTGTCAATATCTTCTTGCGTAATTCTATGTTTCATAAAGAGTTTTTCCACGCCATCGAAGTGATAGTCGTGGAAAAACTGTAGAGCATCGTCTATTCGATCCTCTACTTGATCATCATCAACATTAATTTGAATTACAGGATGTCCCAGTTTACGAAGACAATAATCTTTGAATTCTTTTCTAGTTGAAGGAGCTGCCATTTATCATCCTTTAGATATTATAATTTATTTATATCGATGATAAATGGCAGATTTTAATTCATTACTTTGTCACTAAGTGGTCCTTCTGGAACATCAGCTTCTGGTGCTTGAGGCATAGGCATTTGTCTAGCTTGTTCCTCGGCTTGTTGTCTGATTTTACCATATACATTCAGACCTACTTTTCCAGGAAGTTCCAAAACACCAGCAATAATAACATTGATCTCTTCAAGCGACAAATCAGTTAAAACAAATTTATTCATTTAAATCTCCATTTAAAAAATGATCTAAGAACACTACATTTATATATGTATGAATTTTTCTATCTATTTATCAAAACCCATTTCTTTTCTAATTTTTGTTGCACTAATACTATGGACTAGATCGTCAAATACTTCTTGTTCAATTTTATAACCAACATCTCTTCCATAAGTAATATTTACTATATTCGGCACCACTTGAATTGTGTACATGCCTTGATATTGTAGATCCAAATCCCTACGTATATAATTTTTTACTTGATCAATAGCGAAAGGATTGGTATCTTGCCAGCCTTGACAGTCGCGAATTTGAATAACTACTTGTCCAGTTTTCTTAATAGCCCGCTCGAAAAGTGCTCGATGCCCAGCGTGCCATGGTTGCCATCTACCTAGCATCTGTACTGTCTCTTTTTTCCAGTCGAAAGTCGGGCGTCTTTTGTTTTCTAGAATATGTTCACCAACAAAGGTTACCCACTTTTCTGCGTTCATTTCGTTTATTCGGAAATCATAAACTTCTGGTGCAACAAAAGCTTTGTTAGTATCTTCAAATCTACCCGACTCAATAGTGTCCATCCAAATCGTCCAGTCTGCTTTAAAATTGTTTCTCATCTCAACTAGAGGAGCTACAAAATCACATATCACAAAATCACCTGAACATTCTAATGCAAACTGCGCCATACGGAGACTTTGACGAATACGACCTTCACGACTAAAATCCCAATCATTATAAGTTTTTCTCACTTCATCAGCATTAAACCAGTCAACTTTTGCTTTCCAATACATAGGTAATTTTTCGAGAATTGATAAACTACCTTCTGGAGCATTATGTAAATTACTATTATCTTCTAGATATTTTTTAAGTCTTTCTGCAAAGTATGTCTTACCCGACCCTGGTAGACCCATTATTAAAATTTTCTTCATGATAAACTTATATTCCTTAGTGTTTGTTCCGTTTTTCTCATATCAGCGCAGGTGTAATATTGATACGAGCCTATTAAATTTTCAGGCATAGCAATGTACTTATATGTACATGGATACTTAGATGACACTTCATTAGCCACATCTAAAAAAGATTTTGGTTTGCCTGTACCTAAATTCCATACACCACTTTCTTTAACATCCAGAAATTTTAAGTGATAATTTATTATTTCATCAACATGAATAAAATCTCTTTTACATTCTTCACTGTTTTCGAAAAGTGTTATTGTTCCTGTGTTTTTTGCTTCTTGTGTAAATTTGTGATATGGACTTGCTTGATTACCTTTTTTCTCTTCACCTGTTTCCGCCCATACATTAAAATATCTAAATCCTTGTATTGTTATTTTTTCTTTTTTTCGTTGAGCATATCTCTCAAACATATATTTCGACCAGGCATATGGTGTTCTCGGATCAACAGGAGATATTTCCATAAAGGTGCTATTCTTTCCATAAACTGATGCTGATGAAGAATACTGAAAATTTATATCTCGTCGAATACATTCTTCTAATAAAAAAACACTGAAATCATAATTCTGAGTCATGATTTTATCGACGTTTGTTTCTGTAGTTGATGATATTCCGCCTAGATGAATAACAGTCTTTATATCATCTAAATTTAAAGTATCTCTCCATTCAAATCCTCTAACGGGTATTTTGGAATTTAAACAGTGATTATAGAAACGTTTGCCTATAAAACCTTCATGCCCAGTTATTAAAATCATTTTTGACTGTCTCCTGGAAACACCCTATAATTATCCATATGGTCATCTTTCGTACTCACTTCAATAATACAACCTTCTTTTTGACATACTAGTTGATGAGGAAACAATTTCTCATTTCTCCATACATCACCTTGTTTTAGGAATCTAGAATCTGTTGTGGCATCTTTGGTGTTGATCCAGTGTACGATAAATTCACCACTTAAAACATACCACGTTTCATCTTTTTCTGCATGAAAGTGCATACTAAATTTAGATCCTTCT